GTTCCTGTTTTTACATCCTAAGTACTTAAGTCACAAATTTAGACCAGACGGACGTGAGGGACGACGTAGTTGGGAAGACATCCAAGGCGAACTAGATAGACAAGTTCAGCTTATTGCTGAGGACCCACGTATATGAACATAGTCTATTTGGGTGCTGAGGTGCCTAGCAATAGAACTATCCTGACTGCAGCTGGAGCTAGCTGCATGGGAGTCAGCTTCTGGGGCCTTCAAAGGCGTGGTATGCCTAAAACCATAAAATACGAGCTAAAAAATTATTTTCCAGACAACGTCAGGCTTTTTTTAAATGCTGGAATACCATTTAAACGAGAGTTTACTCAGTCTGAGTTAGCTGACTTTGCAGCTGATTACGAAGCGTTCGTAGCTGAGAACTTAGACAGGATTGAGGGGTTTACCGAGGTAGACCACCCACAGCTTACCCAGTTGTTCATAGACGAACAGCGGGTTACCAGTTGGTCTGATGTGCCAGAAGAAAAGTTTTGGCCTGTATGGCATGGCGAGGATTTAGAAAGCCTAGCAGTTCGGTATTTAAATGTAGCCTTGCCTGGAAATTTAATTGAAAACGAAACCAGTTTGTCAGCAAAGACTAGGCGACTTAACCAGATACATGGAACCACTTTCCATGCTTTGGCTAGCGCCAAGCCAGATAACCTGCGACAAGTGCCTGTAGAGACTGCTAGCACCCTTTCTTGGCTATCCCCTATGATGCGAGGCGAAACGATTGTTTGGGATGGAACAAAACTGCTTCGTTATCCTAAGCGTATGAAAGAACAGTCACGGCCTAGATACAAGTCCATATACGAGCGGGCTGGGCTAGATTTCGATAAGATACTGGCAGACGACGCAGTAGAAGTATCAAAGCTTGCTGTTTGGTCTTACCAACAATACGAGGATTGGCATCGTCGATTAGGAGAGAACGTAGTAACTATGAGTGATGAACTAGTACCCCAACAAAATGCGGAAACACCCCCTGCTGAAGTTACTCCGAGGGGGGTCGGCATGCGGAAACTTGAACAACGTAAACCAGAGGAAATGGGTGTTTTACCCGTGCTTGGAGTAGAGGTTCAGAGAGTATTAGAACCCGACGATGACGGCAATATGGTCATTAAAGATGTCACCACATTACGTTCCAATAGCACTAGCTTACGGGTATGCGATACATGTTTTGTTGCCGCTAATTGTCCTGCCTTTAAACCACAAAACACCTGTGCGTTCAACCTACCAGTAGAGGTTAAAACCAAGGAACAGTTGAAGTCTTTGATTAACGCTTTACTTGAAATGCAGGGCCAAAGAGTGGCTTTCGCTAAGTTTAGCGAAGATTTGAACGGCGGATACCCCGACCCAAACGTCGGACAAGAGATGGACAGATTCTTTAAAATGTTAAAAACTATTAAGGATTTGGACGACTCACGAGAGTTTATTAGGATGACGGTAGAGCGTCAAGGAGCTGGTGGAGTACTATCTGCTATCTTCGGAGACAGGGCTCAAACCCTTCGAGAATTACCAAATGATGGACTAAACGAAAACAAAACTAACGAGATTATTAAGCAAATTACGGACACAGACAAGGAGAACTCGTAGTAACTATGAACGACCAAAACAACATGGAACAGGGTAGTCCTAAAAACATACTAGATGAGGCAACTAGATTAGTTACTGGAGATAGAAATAATGCGTACGACCACCCCCTAGATAACTTCACTAGGATTGCAAAGATATGGTCAGCGATATTAGGGTACGAAGTAACCTACAGACAAGTAGCACTTTGTATGGACGGCGTTAAACTTGCTAGAGAGTCGTACAAGTCTAAGCAAGATAATCGTATTGATGGAGCTGGCTATTGGCTAGCCCTAGATATGGCTATAAACGAAGAAGAACGAAGAAGCACAACCAACTGAACCAGTTTTAGTTTTATCAAAAAGGTAGACTAAGACACTCCCCCTAACTCACACACAGGGGTTTTGTATTTACAACACACATACGAGAATAGGAATTGATATGGCACTTTCTTTTAAACTAGCAAACGAGTTCGTAGACGGATACCGAGCAAAGCCAGTACCTTGGGGTTATAAAGATGCGGCAGGTAACTCGGTAGGAGAGGTAACTTTCCTTAGAACTTATTCTAGATTAAAAGAAGATGGAACCAAAGAGACTTGGGTTGATGTATGCGAGCGCATAGTCAACGGTATGTATTCCCTACAGAAAGACCACTGTAAGTCTAGCCGACTTCCTTGGAATGATTCAAAGGCACAAGCCTCTGCCAAAGAAGCCTTTGACCGATTGTTTAATTTTAAGTGGACACCCCCAGGCCGAGGTTTGTGGATGATGGGCACACCAGTAGTTAACGAACAAAAGAACAGCGCAGCTTTGCAGAACTGTGCGTTTGTATCCACTAGCGAGATGACTAAGCTGAACCCAGCAAAACCATTTGCATTTTTAATGGAAGCCAGCATGCTAGGTGTTGGAGTGGGATTCGATAGCAAAGGTGCAGACAAAGAGTTTGCTATTTACAAGCCACTACCCTCAGATGCCGAGACAGTGATTGCAGATACCAGAGAGGGTTGGGTAGATTCAGTAAGCCAATTACTAAATTCATATTTGAAACCTGAACAACCAATGCCTAAATTCGATTATTCGCAAATTAGACTGGCTGGAGAACCAATTAAAACATTCGGAGGCACAGCTGCTGGGCCGGGGCCGCTGAAGAGACTTCACGAGTCTATCAATAAATTGTTTAATAATCGGGAAGGAAATACTTTAACCCGAATTGATATTGCTGATATAGGAAATTTAATAGGAGTTTGCGTTGTATCAGGCAACGTACGCCGCTCAGCTGAGCTCTTGCTTGGTAAGGTTGACGACGAGGACTTCTTGAATCTTAAGAACGCTGAGGTATTTCCAGAGCGTAACTCATACGACCCTAAGAATCCAGGCTGGGCTTGGATGTCTAACAACTCTGTAGAGGTTGGCGTTGGTGACGATTTGTCTAAAATTGTTGACGGTATTAGATTAAACGGAGAGCCTGGAGTTATTTGGATGGACGTAACTCGCAAGTATGGCCGTCTCATTGACCCGCCTAACAATAAAGACTGGCGAGCCGCTGGTTACAATCCTTGTGCTGAACAATCTTTAGAGTCTTTTGAGTGTTGCACCCTTGTTGAAACCTATTTGAATAGACATGACAGTCTTGATGATTTCAAGAGAACTCTTAAGTTTGCTTATCTATACGCCAAGACTGTTACGCTTCTTCCAACGCATTGGGAAGAAACTAACGCAATCATGCAACGTAACCGACGTATCGGAACTTCTATCTCTGGTATTGCTAACTTTGCTGACAGAAAAGGTGTGCCCGTCCTTCGTGAATGGATGGACACAGGCTATTCAGTTATTCAAGGGTATGACAAGCTTTACTCAGAGTGGCTTGGTATCCGTGAATCAATTAAGATGACAACGGTAAAGCCTTCGGGAACTGTGTCAATCTTGGCTGGAGAATCTCCAGGGGTTCATTGGACTCCAGGCGGTCAATACTTCTTAAGAGCAATCAGGTTTAGTAACGAAGACCCTATGCTTCCCCTATTCACTATGGCTAACTATACTGTTGAGCCAGCAAGTGAATCACCGACCACTACTTCTGTCGTGTTCTTTCCAGTTGAGTCTATGGCTAAACGGTCTGAAAAAGATGTAACTATCTTTGAGAAGATGTCGTTGGCTTCTATGGCTCAACGCCATTGGAGCGATAACTCAGTTTCAGTTACAGTTTCGTTCAATCAAGAGACTGAAGGGGAGCATGTAGGAACTGTGCTGCACATGTTTGATGGTCAGCTGAAGACAGTCTCCTTCCTTCCTATGGGAAATACTATTTACCCACAAATGCCCTACACTCAAATAACAAAACAGGATTATGAGGAGTATGTATTTAAGTTAATGCCAATTGATTTTGCGGGCGTCTATGCTGGCCTGGCCGCCGATGCAATCGGAGAAGCTTATTGCACCACAGACGCCTGTGAGATAAAGCTAATTCAGTAATTGACAAATAGTGTGATAGGGTAATACCGCAATTACCTCTCTCTCCAAAGGGGCCCTAGTTAGTGGGTAGCTAGGGCCCTTTCTCTTTTGTAAAAATAATAAGCCCCGCAGTTGGCTACTCTCGGTAGTCCTTAAACTGCGGGGCTTAGTTGTTCTTAAATAACTCTCTCTTTACTCGTCCTCATCAAAGTCATCATCTTCTTCTTCAAACTCATACACGTCATCATCTTCAATGCTGGGTGAAGGTCTGCCCCAATCAGGATTTGGAATTATCTCTGTTGGCATTACAAACGCACCTCAGTATGGTTTCGCATACTTGTTGGCTTTTGGTTTTCAGGATTTGAAGCCGTAATCTCCCAAGTCAACCTTCCTCTCTCAATTTGCTCAGCGCACCACTTCTTTGCCTTAGCACTTGTTGTCCATGCGCTACAGCCTTGTTTCTTAACGTTGCCTTCACGGTCTTTTGCTACAAACTCGGAAAGCCACGCACCGCTCTTTTCCATGTTCTTTGATACCGTGAAGTAGTAATGTAATTTGTCTACCATGTATTTCTCTTTCTCTTAGTTTGTTCCGTTCATTACCCTTATTGCTTGCCCTAATTGCTGACTAGCAGTTTCATCTCTCTCGTATGTTAACTCGTCAGAGTTGTAAATACTACCCGATTTTTCCCATTTGTTTAGGTCGGGATAGTAAATTGTGCCGTCAGGGAAGTTTGCGCTCTCTGTATCTGTGTCCCAAGACCACCCTTCACCTTCCGTGTATCTGACTACGAAATAGTGTTCTGTATTCATACAAGTTCTCTCTCTTTAATGTTAAACAACTCCACAACTTTGCTTACCATTTCTAAGCACTCTCTATCTGAGGCTTCGTCTCCGTCTAAAGCAAATATGTCACCTACAAGACCAAGAGCCATACCTGCTTCTCCACCGTCCTCTAGATAAGCATTAAACCTATCATAGTCTTGTATTACGGCTTCTATTTCTTTTCTTTTCATTTTGCTATTTCCTCTCCCTATTCTTGTATTTGTTTATTACAGTTACTACTCCCCTGCTTTTTGATAGCTCCAGGACTTTGGCCGCCATCAAAGTTTGGGTAGGCAGGGTTATTCGCTTTCTAATGTTAAAGTAGTAATTTCCTCTGTGCTTATTACCCACACGGCGTCAACAAGTTCTTCATCACCATTTAGCAGAGCGTTGGTCGCTTGTTCTTTATCTTGTGCCGTTATTAGTGCTTCTAGTGTTACTTTGTATTTTGGCATGGTTGCTCCTTAGTTATCTCGGTCTGAGTGTAGTTCGTATTCCCACAATTCGTGGTTGTCTTTTATTTCATCAACAGGTTCATACAGAAAGAAGTCTGTTAAACAGGTTGGACAGTTTCCGTTGTTCGTGGTAATGACGGCTTCGTAGCAACCGTCACAATAAACAGTTTCGGGCATAACCCCCCCTAACTTTTGTGTTAGGGGAGATTATTGCCTATCAACGAGAGGAACGCAAGCGTTTCCGAACAATGTCTTTGGCGACTTTCACAAGCCCTCTAGGGTCAGCAATCGCCCTGAACACCTGCGCTCCATGAGAGAGTTGCTCTACTGGCATGTAAGGTTCACCAAGAAATACCATTACAGTAGTTGTTCCCATGTCGTTAAGGCGTTGGATTATTTCGTCACCTTCATAGAAGCCACCGTCAGTAAGCATAATAACAAGCTTGGTAGGCTTGATACTCGCTTTCATAATTCTTTCGGTTTCTACCAATGCGAAGTGAGGGTTAGTTCCACCGCTACAGTCAAGTGACTTGTAATCAGACTTGGCTTTCTCATCACCTTCATACAAGACTTTGGAGTTATGGTTGTATGACAAGATAGTTACACGACCTTGTATTTTCTCAACGGCTCGCTTGATAACCCAACCTGCTCGGGATACTGCGTCAATGTCACGATACATAGAGCCTGACTTATCTAATAACAAGACTGCCTCAATCTCGTGGTTGTCGTTGCCCTGCTCCCAACGGTCGAACAGTTTGTTAATGTCGTTTATGTCTGCGTTCATGGCTCGCTTCTTGTTGAGGCGACCGCTTGGCTTCTCCAATCCCCATGCTGGGTCTGCCTCAATGCGTAAGCGTTCTAGTTCTGTTGCGAACGCTCTGACCGTTGCTACATCGCTACCCGTAGGACTTTTGAGGTTAGCGTTCTGTTTTGTAAGAATTGTCTTATTAGCATTTGATTTGCTAATTGACTTTTGTGTTTCTTTAATTTTATTTATTACATCACTATTATTCTTGGCACGGTTGACCTCATCAGTCAATTTATCCAAGACGTCTTGCTGGCGTTGTGCTTGCTCTGCTTTAGGCAAGTCTGTTTCATCGTTGCCACCGTGTCCGTGTGAGTGCTTCTTGTCGTCAGGGTTTAGGTCGGGTTCGGTTTCAGGGTCGGTTATGTTTAATGCTTCCTGCTCTTTGCCTGTTTCAGGGCGACCGTTCTTTAATGGACTACGAGTGCCACAACCGTTTGGTGTATCTGTTCCCTCAGGGATTAGTGGACTAAACTCTATAATTATTTCTTTAGCGATAGCGTAGTCACGTGGAAATACTAGAGTGCGGTATTTATTTATTAAGTAATAAACTTTCTTTGCTTGTTCTAATCCATGCTTCTCAGCATAAAGCTTGCCAATACTGGTTCGACAATCGTATGAGAAATACTTGCGACCTGCTAACAAGATAAAACTATCGCCAAGTCTTTCACCACTACTTCTAATAATGTATTCACCAAGCGTTGCTAACAAGAAGTTTCTAGTCGCAGGGTATTTAGTTACCAAGAAGGTTTCGGCACGGTTGTCCTCTAGTATGTTAAAACTGGTTTGATAGTTGTTGTCTTTGACCCACGTTCCAAGTTCTGAACCGATACGTGGTGAGTAGAGGAGATGAGCGACCTCATGGAAATTAAGCCCATGTAATCCTAATAAAGTATTTTCCTCAACGCCGTTAATAATACTTTCGTTAAAAGAAATAACTTTACCGTCATTCCAAGCAGGGGCTTCCACTCCGTCTGCTGGTGTTCCAATGCGAACCTCAATGTCCAAGCCACCTGTCAAGATACGGTCGGCTTTCTGATACACGGAGCAGTAACTATCTAACAAGTTATTTTTGAGAGTTAGTTTCTGTTGTTTATCGTCAGCAATTTCTTTGAGAGTGTCTTGGAATTGCTCACGAAGGGCTTGGTATTCCTCATGGTTCTGTTCACGCAAGGTTGCTATGTCAACACCTGAGGACTTAGCAAGTTCATCAAGTTCGTGATAATTTTTCTCACGATAAGTTGGGTTGTTCTCACGAAGCCACTCTTTCCACTCCGTATCCACTTCTTGCCAAGATAGTTGAGCAGTAAGTTCTCGTTGGATTTTCTTAGCCATTTATTGCCACCTCATCTACCTGAGTTGGTGCTACCTCAACAGTAATGCCAAGTTCTACACCAATGTTCGGCTTGTATGTATCTAATACAAGTTTGACTGCTTCTCGCTCCTCATCAAGGAAGCCATTTACATAAGAGGACATGGCGTAATCCAAGTTTAGGTTGGTAGCGTTCTTAATAAAGTTGGCTAGACCACGAGTTGAGATAGGAGTATCAAGGTCGCCCTTGTTAGATAACTCCCTAAGTTTGTTTGCCATTTCTAGCAACGCCTTGTTCTTGATTAGTTTGCTTTCGATAGCGTGGTCGTATGGGAAGTCTAACTTGTGGTGAAATCTATCTACCCAAGCTTGGTTCATAGGTCGAGTGCCTCTGTAGTTGGGGTTCATGTCAGCGATAATCAAGAGGTCTTTGTGAGCCTTGATAACCTCACCACCATTTTCCATAATTTGTATCTCACGGCGGTCGTCAAGTAAGCCGAACAGAATTGTGGTGACACGCTCGGGCATGAAGTTCACTTCATTTAGAAGTAACACTCCACCATTTCTTACCAAGTCTGTTACAGGACCGTCTTGCCAACGGAAGTGTCCGTCAGGGGTTGGTATCCATGAACCGAATAACTGGGTTGGCTCTAAGCCAATGTGACTAGACACGTTGTAATAGCGATAGCCACGAGTGCTTGCGTATCCCAAGACTGACATAGTTTTACCGCTACCTGCGTGACCCATGATTAGTATGTTCTCGTTGTTGGTCATGGCGTTGTCATAAATAGCGTATTCGATAAGACCATTTATTTTTCTGTTTATGTATTTCTTAGACCAATCTAATGTTGGAATAGTTGCTAGTTCCATAATTACTGGGCTTGCTCCGACCAATACTGGTGCTTCCTGCTGTTTCTGAGCCCCCGCACTTACTTCCATAGGCTCGACAGGTTTGGTTAGTGGGGTAAGCACTACAGGACTGTTACGGCGACCGTCTTTGACATAGGCGTTGAGGGTCATGTCACCTGCGATTAGTCGAAGGGTCAGGTCAGCGACTACGGCTCGGTGAGTATCTACAGGCTCGACAGGACTGGTTTGTTCGAAGGCGGTCATGGCTTTGACGGCAAGGGTTGTAATCTGACCGACTGCCAAGCCCTCAATGTCTTTGTAAGTAAGTGGCACGGCTACTGGCATACAGGTCACCATGTCTAGTGGAAGTTCATCTAGGCAAGTTTGTTTCCAAGCTTGACCACGACCACGACTTCCATTTGAGAGGCGGTGATAACACACCACCTCATTTTTGAGAGGAGCGATAAGGCTTTGTGCCTTGCCCTCATTTGTTTCTGTTTCTACTAATAGAGCAATCATCAGGAGTGGGTATCCGTTTCGTGTAAGTAGGCAATCGGGTGACTGCCTTGTGGTCTGAGGGTAATGGATAGCCAATCAAATAGCGAATTAGGTAATACCGTATTTGATAACGTTTTGATAACGCTTTCCTGCTTTTAAGTGACCGAACGCCTGTGCGAGCAGGGTCATCACCTCATCACTTGTGGTGGCGGTGGCGGTGGCGGAGTTTCACCATGCGTGGTCATGGGCAGGACTTGGCAATCTTTGGCAATCCCCCAATTTAATTCCCTGTTTAATCCCTAAAGTAATAATAAGAGAGAGAGTAATCGTATTTCCTGAGCAGGCTGGCTACTGGGTAGTAACTACCTATCTGGCAGGGAAGCCGTAAGTCTGGTCGTATAAATACGGCTCGACAAGTTTGGTAGGCAGTAGCCCAACGAGCGCATTGGCGAGCGCAGGGCGCAGGCTAGGCAGGCTTGTCGGGCTGGCTGAGCCATGCGCTCGCCATTGGGTTATGTTCCTGTTTAATCTATAGAGGTAATAAGGGGCGCACTCTCTCTTGCGCTCGCTCTCTCTCTCGGCACGGTCAAGCTTGACAGGCTTGTTGTGCCTCTCTCTCTCTTTGAGAGGGCGGTATCACAACGAGCCTCTGCTTGTCAATAGATTTCTCTATTCGTTATGAAATCGTTATAGAAGCT